TGCTAGTATTGTCTGGTCTTCTTTGAATAGTACCCTCCACATCACGATATAAAATAGACGCATCGATGGCAGGCTTGGAGCTCAAGATAATTCTCTCTTGGGTGTTCAGCTTGTCGATGATATGCTTAGGTAAATTACCTTCTGCACTGAATGAGAAGACCTCTTGGATCTCTAGGGGATACTGCTTGATGAATGAGTTCAAGAATGATTTGTCCTCGATCTTATCCAATTTCTCCCGAGTCTTCATAATCCATTCTGTTGCGGCTTTCTCATCGCTGTAACCATTCGGACAGAAGTTCAATATCTTTCCAGTTTCCTTACCATTCTCATCCAACTCTGGCGCCTCCATAATCCCCTTATTGCCGGGGAGAAAGAGGGTCAAAATATTTAAGTTCTCAGCGTTGTTCCATAGATTCATGGCCAACTTCTGACCAACGGATGTAGATTCACCCGCACTTCCACCAATGATGATTGGAGCAATCTTTACGAAGCCCGATTTCACACTCGCTTGTGCAGATTTGTAAACCTGATCCGCCTTAGGATGAAGCATGGACTCATCAATGAAGACGTGGGCAGCACGATACGCTTCAAAAGCCGTTGGTGTGTCTACAGTTTCCTTGGTGACAATCTGACTGTCGAGTCCTGAGATGGCCCCTGTTGTTTGATTCTTTTGTCCTAAGTGAAGATATCCTTGCTGACGGGTTGAGATAACCCCCGGACGAATATAATCGTCTAGAGCGTCAAAAACGACACGTGTCTTATTCTTAAACAGTTCTTCTAGACGCTGCTTATCTGCCGATGTAATCAGAGATGTAGAACCAGGACGAGTCAGAGCGATGTATACGGGAATGATTCCACCGAATACGAGAGATAGACCTACCTCACGTCTCTTAGTAATGAATAAATCGTTGTTGGTTCTCTTGGCTTCCTCGTATCCTTCGTAGATCAGCTCATCTATATCTCGCCAAATCGGTCTCTTTTTGTAACCTCTGGCGTCTTTTACAGTGGCTTGGGTTAGAGCGAAGTAGTGTGCTCCTGTTAAACCAAAGCGACCTGTCCTCCAGTATTCCAACTCTTGACCCCACCATAAATCCTTTTCCTTAGCCGTGGCTGTAGTGGGTAGACCGTGCTTGGCCCACCATTCATCGTAGACAAACTTGCTCTTTTTCATTTCTTATCTGAGACCCGATCCATAAAGGACACGTTGTCTTCAACCACTTCTTCCTGAGGGTAGGCTTCTAGCTTAGCCAACTTGAGACTCTTGTTGATCTTATCGCCAGCTTGCAATAACTGAAAAAGACCCTTCTGATATGAATCATCAAGGTCCAATGTCTTATCCTTTACCGCTGACATTAACTGTTTTGAGGCTGATACCAACGTACCATAGAAATCTTTAGCAGGATCGAAATCCTGTAGTTGCAATCTTTCTATTGCTTCGGCCTCAGAAAGTTTATTTTCTTTTAGGTACTTGGAGATCTTTTCTAAGCTCATTGATTTTCTTCTTCTGTTCCTCAATTTCCTTTTGAGTTTTGTTCGCCTCAATAGGATTGCTGACCATCGTGTAATACTCACACCATGAGATTAACTTCTGGAGTTGCTTGATTTCCTCCTCGATTACTTGTTTACTGCTTTTAGCCATGTTATTAAATCAAAATTAGATAAATCTCCTTCTTGTATTACTTCTCCCATGGACATATAGAAACGTACTATATTGCCTAGAGTAAGTAGTTGTTGTTTTGTTGCTGTGTTGGCGAATACATACTCATCATTAACGCCACCGATCAGTGCTAGATGTATTTCAGATCCAGGACAGTAATTGATAGCGTGTAAGTAACCTTCCGTAGTGATGCAATGGGTTATCAATGGGATCATTCTGTTGAGTCCACCGATATGATATTTCTCATTGGACAAACGCACCTTACCCTTTTCGTGGGCACCAACCTCAGAAGGTTTTAGGTTTACTTTGCTGTATGTCCAATAGATCTTCATAACTTACTGAAAGAAGACGAAATTTGATCATCTTTGTATTCTTGTACGGCACTAGGGTGTACAAATTCCTTTGGTGTGTTGTGGTCAATCATTCTTTGCAAGTACCACATTGCCTTTTTCAAGTCTTCGAGACCACCTTTTGATTCTGCTCTCCATATATACTTGAGTACATTGGCGGTACATACGGCATCCAAGCCTTTTTTGTTAACAGTGGCTGCTTCAATGGCAACGATACACTCGATAGCACCTTGCTTGTAATGTGAAGGGTTTACGTTATCTTTCATCTATAAATTCGTTTGGTTCGACAAATATACATAATTCTTTCGGAACTCTATAAAATTCATCAGTTCCTTTTCTTTGTGCTGTGTTTATATACAATTTCTCTTTGTATTTCTCATCGAAAACTATATCAGATCTGCACATCAATGCGGCTTGGGTCTCAGTACATATGATCACATACCAGAATGTATCTGCTTTCCACTTCGCCTTTCTATTTAGGAAGGAGACTGTCTTGAATGCGAAATCATCACGACAAGTCCATGGTCTTCCAATCTTTATCTCCACCTCCCATTTGTATTCGACTCCGTCTTTTTCTGAGACCAAATCTATACCATATTTGTCACGATTATTCGAAACATTGTGACACTTTTTTTCTAGAAACGCAGTGAGCAATTGCCTACCTATCGCATCATTCTCATCAAAAGATTGCTGATTAAACTTCATCTACGCAAATATAAGGCGATAAATATACCACTTATAAACGAGATAACAACATACCACCAATTTATCTTATCGATGTAGGCGATTCTGCCTGGTACCTTTACTTCGTATGGGATAGTATCTCGCATTTTTAGTGTGTCGGGCTTAACCGTAACACCAAAGAAGTCGCCTTTACGTGTGATGATTAATTTCTCAGTCTCAATTACTGTATCGTGCTTGATGATGAAGGAGTCTTTGTACTCGGGTACTGGTACTTTAATTTCTCTGATGATAGTATCTTTTACGATTACCGTATCAGTTAGGGATAAATACGGATATTTGCGTATCAAACGATCGTATCTCTGCTTTGGAGATCCACAAGAAATTACCGTAATGCACATTGCGATAAATATTGTTTTCATAGTACAAATATAAACCTATAAGTTTACTTTGATTCATAAATTATTATCCTAAAAGTTAAAGGGGCGACCGTAGCCACCCCCTAAACCCTAAACTAAATAAAAACATGAAACAGCACAAAGATACACTTTTTGTGATTTTTTCACAATTTGTAGCTCATTATTGAGCTTTATTTCATTCTTATGTATGAGAAAGCCGCCACAAAGTGCATTTTTGTCAATTAATGACGGCTTTCTCGGACATTTGCCGAGTAGGTCTACGAAATTTCACATCCGCCCGAACTGCAGGCAGCCTCGCCCATTAGGTTTGTGTTGTCGTTAATTTCTACAATATTTGCGACAGATAACCCGCTTAACCCACTAGACATTTTTTCGTACTCTTCCTTTGTGATTGTCTCAAAGGGAGTCTGTTGATACGAACCTAAGTCTTCAGGAAGAAACGAAAGACCGTTGTAATGGTTTTGATTTTCCCATAACCACTCTCCGACCATTTTCCATTCGTTATTCTTCAAGGTTACGGTTGCGCTTACATTGTGTGTATTTTCTCCTACTACGTGACCAGGCTTAATCCACTTCTCGTGAATCAATTTTACTCTTTCCAAGAACTGAATAGCACTCTCTGAGGCCCTTGTAATAGCCCCCTCTGGAGCAGCTACAGGCACAGATACAACCGCTTGGTTTGATGGAGAAAGTACATCGTCCTCAATCAACTCTGGATGATACATCGCCAAGTAGGTGTAGAGGGCCTCGTTTTTACCCAAACGCATTCTGCGGATATAGTACTGATCATGCCATGCGTGTACACCACTAGAGGTACCCAACACCAAAGAAGAGGTTCCAGATGGCTTAACACAAGTGATTCTATGAGCGCTCTTAATTCCGATCTCATCTGCCGTGCTTCTATTGACTCTGTAAGCAACTTCAGCGGCCTCGGGCATATCTAAATTAAGAACCGCACCTGATGCAATACCCGTCATTCCGATTCCTAATAGAGCTTCTCTTTCAGTTACTTCTTTCCACTCGGGTCTCAGATAATGGAAGTCTGTGTAAGACGCTTGCAATGTTCCGATAAAGGCAGCAGCGGCTGTTCTCTCCTCGAAATCGTGTTGATCTTTTAAGTCAGATGCATTGATCTCCACTAGATTACAGAATTGAAATGAGTTTAGGCTGATCTCACAGTTGTGAGCAACCACTCCTTCAACCACGCCCCAGTGATTATCACTAGTCAAATTAAAGTCAAACACTTCAGCACTACCACAAGAGTTTACAGACGCAACAAAAGGACCTCTGCCAATAATAAGTTGAGACAAAGAATGATTTTTATATCCTTGAATAAATGCGATATTTTCGGCAAACCATATTATGTCTTTTAACTGTCCTATGTTAATATCATAAGACTCTTTACACTCGTAATTTCCATTGGAGAACTCGACAGTTTTAACTTTGTTTGTTGTAATGTAAGGACTCAGACCCAAAGAACTCAATATAACAGCCAACTGATCGGCCAACTTTTTACTGGTTGTTTTATATGCTATCCTAGAAGTTGTTACGACAGAGCCATTCGCAGAATACATTCCCTTCAAGAACATTAATTTATCCTTGTAGTCAAAAGCATGATAACTCTGAGGCATTGTTCTATATGGCAATTGTTCTGAAGAAAACCCATATGCTTTTAATATTTCATTGTAACCATTTACATATGTCTTCCCAACCTCTTCAAAGCCAAAAATATTAGCAACGTCCAAATCTTTTTCTCCAAAATATATTTCTAGTCCTTTGTGATTTTCGCTAGATAATCTACCAGTAGCTCCATCGCCTTGAATAAAACCATACTTGGCGAACTCATTAATCTCATTGTTTATTGAGAAAAACGGCATGATTCGCTTGCCTTTTAAATCCTTAGCCTCTACACTATTGAATTCGTTATCCATGAACCTGTGGTCTGGTGTGCAACGAATTTTCTTACCGCTTGCCAACTTAACCTCTACGATTTCCTTGAAACCAGTGGACCAAACACTACCGTCAACAATTACACCATCGGAATTCACCAAGGAATACACCTCTCTTTGTGCCAATTCTTCAAATGTTTTGTACCCGTTAGCAGTTAACAAACGAGTGTCTCCTGTAAAACAACAAGGGTTTGTGCCTAGGTCCAAATCGTTTGTAAAGTAAAAACCCGGTTCTCCACTATTGCTTAACTCAACCTTTTTCCACAGTTCCATAAAATCCTCCTTGGTGACAACACCATTTCTCTTAATCACTGCACTATTATTAGAACGACCACGCTGAGGATTTAACTCCCACCAATCGCCAAACTTGCAAGTCAGCATCTCTTCATCATCGTAATCAAATAAAGAAATCATAGCGGATCTACGAATACCTCCGCTGAGTACTGCATTTGCAATATGACACAAGATATCGTGACATTCCAATGATGTCAATTTTTCTCCGTCTTGTTTACGATCAAGCACGGCTTCAATATGTGCTAGGCAAATCTTTAAAGGCTCGGGTCCTGGAGCTACTCCACCGCTTGTGATTAGTCTTTCGCCTTTGGCACGGATAGAACGAAAATCAAAATCGGGTTTCCAAGTGCTGAGACCCAAATATGACTTCATCAACACTTTAATTGAATCCGACCAGCCTTCAACGTTATCAGCGACCAAGTATCTTTTCTTCTTGATAGTCTTAGAGATAGCGGGTAATTTTGCAACGTGGTGGCGCTGAACAGAGTAACCTACCCCGGTGCCCGAAAGCAACAAGAACATAGTCTCATTAAAGGCACGATAATCGTCAATATGAACGTAGGAGCAATTGAACAGACGGGCATGATTTACTTCAATAGGCTTACCAGCGAACTGAAGAGAACGCATCGATGGAAGGATTTTTTTGTCATACACAAATGTGTAAGCCTTCTTAATTTCTTTTTCTAGACGGGGAAATTTACGAATGTGCATCTGCATATTGCGATCCACAATTTCATCCCAAGTTTCTCTTCTCTGTTTAGTTTGGTCGTACTTGGCATACTTGCTCCATACAACGATTTCCGATAGTATTTGATGATTCAGTTCCATATTAAAATGCCTTTCCGTGTTTGTAACCCCTCATTGAATTGTACTTCATCTTCAGCTCAATGTGCTTCTGGAGATCGATGTTTAAACCTCCACACAAATCAAACAAACGGATGGCGACATCTGCAACTTCATCCTCGAAACTGCTTTTGATGTGCTGTTCGAACCTTTCTTTCCACTCGGGGATGTTCAACTCGAACTCCTCGTCTGTGTTTGCTAGTTCTAAATCGTGAGCTAAACTCACTACCGATAGGGGTTTTGCGTAATGATCCTTACGCAAGGCTTCTTGGGCTTCTGCTAACTCGCTGACTACCAGCATTAACATTTCCGAAACGTTTCGTTCAGTGTCCCAAAAGCCTTTTTCTTTGGCTGTTGCGTGTGCTTTCTTAATTAAATCTTTCATGGGACTACAAATATAATCTGAGACCCAATACCAAAGCAAGTTAAATTTTTATTTTTTTGTGCTCCTGCCGTTATGACCGTTGCGAGCCTTGTTTTTACTGGCTTTTTCAAGCACCATCTTTCCGCTCTTAGTATGCGATAAATTCACCCCTGCTGCATGACGTTTGCCATAGATCCCTCTCTTACGGGCCTCAGCATTCAATTCTTGGCGATACTTAACTTGATCAGGACGAGCATTGTATGCTTTTTGATAAGCAGGTTTGCGCCCCGTTGCTTTATTAGAAGCGGGTGCTGTATTCTTTCCAACAATCTTATTTTTTGCCATCTTTTCTTTCGACATATTCTCCAATGATGTAGGAGATTCCTATGGTAAAGGTAATAAATAAAACCCCAAATAGGAAACCTTGGATCATTTTCTCTTTACATTAGTAACTCGTTTACCCATACCAATACGAGACTTCTCGGCTTTCTTTGCTGCGAGTTTCGATGGGCTCAATTCAGACTTCGTCACTGGTGTTTTTGAACTTACTCTTTTGGAAGGACGACAATACTCGTTCTTTCCTCCCGCACCACAGGCTTTACCGCTCTTGGTGTCTACCCATTTCTCTGCACCCCATCTCTTTAGATCTGAGCCCGCCTTTGTTTTTCTTACTGAGCCAGATGCTTTTCTACACTTGGCAATCGCTTGAGATGCCCTAGCAGAAGGGAATACAGCGTACTTAGCTTTGACCTTAGTGTAGCAAGCGTCTTTCATCCTTGACCTCTGTATTTTTTAACGTAGTTCTTTGATGTTTTCAAGGAACTGTTTTTCTTTTTAGAAACAACACCTGGTCTTTTTATGGATGCTTTAGGCTTCCACTTCGCTGCTTCTTTGGTTGATTTTACTTTTGCTGCCATAGGTATACTCTGAAATATTCGAAATCTTCTGTACCGCCTTCTTCAACATAGTTTAGGAAAGCCTCATAAATTGGGCCTCCGAAAGATACTTCTTGAAATGAGGTGTCTACTCCACTGCCAATCATCTTGACAGCATAAAACTCAACCTTCTCTTCCATCTTCTCAATTTTGGCTTCGGCAACCACCACTGCTTCTTTTAACTCTTTCTTCTCCTCTACCTTAGCTTCTACCAACTTCTCGCTTACTTCGTGGGCGGCTTGGGTTGCTTGACCTACTGCCTTCGTACTCTGTTGAATCTTTTTCAAGAGTGCATCCATCTCATTGATCGGGGCTGGTTCTACGGCCCAACTGGCTGTGAAGATGTAACCACCCATAAACAAGAGAGCGAAAATCCAAAGCAACTTTTTCATAGCTTTTTCATCGAATTGATGATGCGTAGTTCCGTTATCGCTGCGGATAAGGCAGAGTCTGCGGTTTTAAGTGCCTTGTATGCTTGTTTTTGTTCTGCTCTCATCACTGCCATTTCTTTTCTGCACTCATCAATTTGTGTTTGATTGCTCGCACGCAAGTCAAAATACAGATAGCTAACAGCCAGAAGCATACAAAAAGCCACGGCAGCAATTGGGTTTTTTTGAAATTGTTCAAAATTGACAGGAAGGGGATTGGTTTTAGGAGTGCTCATTTCTTTTTGGTTAACTTTTTCCACATAGTTTTGGCAGCAGTTGCTTTGCCAATAGCAGTAGCCTTAGCTTTACTCATGCCTTTTTTCATGTAACTTTTTGCTACATTTTCAGCCATAGGTTTGAAAGATTTACCTTTCTTTCCCAAGTCCTTGCCAGCAGATGCTTTCTTGGCAATAGTGCTTCTCTGTTTAGCAGTACCGTAAGCCATTACTTTTTCTTCTTTTTCAAGTTAGCGTACATCATTTTCTCTTTGGCTTCAACTTTCTTACCCTCTTTCTTTTCGTGCTTCATCTCAGCCTTTTTGGACGTGTATTTTTCCATACCTCCGTACTCAGAAATCTTCTTACCTGCGGCTTTCTTTATTGGTTTTTTCATTTCTTAGATTTGATTTTTGGCATAATCTTCTTTTCGATTTTCATCGCAGGTTTTAGTTTTGGTACAAACTCCTTTTCGATTTTCATCATTTGCTTACTTTTTGGCACAATCTTCTTTTCGATTTTCATCGCTACCTTTACGGGTGGTTTTGTTGTTTTTGATGCAGTAACCTTGGTGGTGCTTTTCATCGGTTTCTTTCCGTATATCATTTGTTTTTCTTTACTTTCACCTTACCACTTGGCTTGGTGGGTTTTGAGTTGTTGTGTTCTAGCTTCTTAGCTACAAAATTACAGTTATACATATTAACTTCCTTTCTTCCATTTTTTGCTTGGAGAAGCAGTTTTACTTGGACTCCACTTTACTTTATCGGCCCAAAAAGCAGCTGACATCTTACCCTTTGCAATATTCTTAGCATGGCGAGACTCAAATGCTTTTCTTTGACCTACAGTTTGATTAGTCTTTACTCCCTGTTGTCCGAATCGAATTGTTTTGATTTTGTCACCTTCTTTGGCAACAACAATATGACTCTTCTTGGGATGAGAAGGGGTAGCCTTGGGTTTGTTGTAACCTGAGACCCCAGCTTTAGCTAATCTACTATCCTTCTTGAGAGGCATTGTTTTTCTTCTTGAAGATCTTATTAGCTGCTCCGAGACCCAATGCACCAAATGCAAGAGCAGTTACACACTCTACCAAGATGGCAGCAGGTGCAACGTGTTCCTCAGAAAAAGAGTTGTGATACATAGTAGCACACAAAGCAATGGCACACAATATACCTACGAAACGGTTTGCTGAAAACTTACCATGCTCGTCTTTAAATATCTCGAAAAATTTCATAACACTAAGTTACTTAATTAAATTTAATTTTCCAACGGTGGGAATGGTGGTGGTGGTGGTGGAATGTATTCCGCTTCGGGTAAATCTAAAACCCAAGCGTATTCACTTGCTTCAACTTCGGGTTTGTCCTCATCGGAAAGAAACAAAAACCAAACGCCGTTAATATCTTGAACGCAATTAAAGAACTGATAAGGTGCGTAGTAT